TGCTATAATCATAATAAAGTTTTCAGTGTTTTCAGATAAAAACTGGTTAATTGTATCTATACATTCCTTAGAATAACTGTCGCCATCGTCTTTACCCGTACCAAAAGCATATACCTCGTCTAGAAATAAAACTCCGTCTAGTGAGTCCTTTAACACTTTTTTTGTTTTTATAGCAGTCTGCCCCAGATAACCACCGATAAGGTCTGAACGGTCTGCGATTCTAAAATTATCGGATTTTAAAAAACCCAGACTACAGTACAGTTCTGCCAGTATTTTACCTACAGTTGTTTTACCAACACCCGGTGGACCCGTTATACACATGTGCATCATTTCATCGGTATTGAGACCTTGTGTGTAAAAAAGTATCTGGTCTACTATATTCTTTTTTATTTCCTCCATACCTACCAGTTCGTTTAGCTTTTTTAACGGACCGACACACCTTTTTAACCTTGAAACGTCAAGATTGAATCTCATTTTTTTTCTTTTACGACCGGATTCATAATTTTCCGATAACTTTATCAGGTCGAGTATATCTTTGATATCGTAATTCATTCTTTTTGGTTAAAAAACCTTAGTTCATCTTTTTGATTAAAAAAATTTAATTGTTTAAGTAAAGTTATTATTTTTGATGAAACCCTTTAGTAAATTATCTCGTTCTGCCTGTGTTAGCCCGAAATAACTTCCAGGTACATTGCCACTTGGGTAGGCACGGTTTTCTCTACTACACCCTATAGTCCCATAATTGTTATTTAATATATCATCAACAAACCCGCTTTTAGTTATTGTCATTAAAACAACAACTAAAACCAGCACACCGACTGCAACAAGTAAACATACCTTCAAGTTCATCAAGTCGGTCTTTTACTTTAATCGTTATTTTTTTTATTTATGGAATTGGATATGAAAATTCAGTTGTATCAATTCTCTTCTGAAAGTAATGGATACGTATTGTAAAACAGTGGTCCAGAATCCTGACGAGTTCTCCATTGTCGGTGTACCATTTTACCTCAAACTTATTTACTTTTGATATAGGCGGGTTGTAGAACTGTATAGCACTAAAATTATGTGGTTGGTTTAATAAGGTTTTTACAGCAGCGCTGCTTACACACGTATTGTTGGGGATTTGACAAAAAACAGGGGGGACGTTTTTGTTTGTTCCATTTTCGTCAGGGGTGATATTACACGTTTCTCCATTAAGTTTACCCAAAGAGAGAAATAATTTACAATGTGTTAATACAACGTCGCTAAGTATACAGTTACCAAATAAGCAGTCGCTGTTTAATGGAACAAATCTCCCGTTATATCTTCCGTAATCACCCGGCCAAGCGTTTCTTACAACCAAGACACCCTTTATAGAATCTATATACTTAGGTCCTGAAATATAATATTCATCAAATAGCATAAGACTATGAGCTATTGAATACTCAACCTTGCTATGAGGTGAAAGTATGTATCCATTTTTTGTATAAAGTATAAGAGTTGCTGGTCTACACGTTTGACGGTCTTTAAATATATACCTGTTTAAGTTTTTATCATAAATAACACTTATACCTGATGTGTTGTCAACTTTTATTCCAGCTAACATTAGCACATTTGTAAATTGTCTGGTAAGCTCTTTTGCTATAGTTTCTGGATTAAGGTACGTTCCGGCCTGTATGGTAATAGAGCCATCAACTCGTTTACCACAATCTTTACAAAGGTTATCGGGGATTTCTACCGGTTTTTTTAAAACTTTGTTTATTGTTCTGCTACGATGATTACTTGGTCTTGTCAAGTGATAACCTGAACAGTCTACGGGATGACCTGAACAGTCTATGGGATAACCTGAACAGTCTATGGGATAGCCTGAACAGTCTACTGGATAACCTGAACAGTCTCGTGGACGACAATTGCAAACCGACTTGATGTAACTAAAATATAACCGGTTTCCATTTGGGGGTATGTTTATGGATTCGTCTGTTGCTGCTGGAATGTACACATCTATAAGTTCTGCCTTGTATACTTTGTCAATTTTTACATTAAGATTGAGATAGTAATTATTCGGGTTTGGATACTTCATTTGATTTCTTTTATCTGAACAGACAAGTACGTCTTTAAATATAAGGTCATACCTCTTTTGTTCTACACTTACATTTGCCCCACCAGGTGGTCCATTTGCGTAAACCATTATTTCCTTGAATAAACTCGCAAGTTGGGTTTTAGTTACCTCTTGGTTCTTTTCGGCTGGTACCGTCTGGTTTGTAAAAACAGTTGGGCGATAGTAATTGTCATAAGATTCCTTATTTTCTTGCTGTATGTTGTAAAAGGTATCCTTCTTAAAATAAAATAAAACTAGTACCAATGCCAGTATAATAAGTAATTTATAATCCATCAAACTCAACTTTAAAAGTTATTAATTTTACATTTTATTTTAATTTGTTCTAAATTCAAGACCGACACGTACCAAACTCCTTGGGCCGAGTTGGGGAACACGTCCCCACGTTGTCTGTGTCTGGTTGTTGAGACGGTTTAAATATGCCTGGTCCTGAAAAATAGGTGTATTCATGGAATCACCTTTGCCAAATGGACAAAATACCTTTCCGGCTTGAGTATCGTGTACATAACTATTTACAACAGGACTCCATACCTCATTCTTACAGACACCACAAGCCTGTGTCTCTTCACCACATACTGAATACAAACTGTCTGGGAGATATGTTTTCTCGGGTGTTGCTTGTTGGAAAAATGAAAACATAAACTTTTTTGTTACCATTTACGATTATTTAAAAAAAATTAAAATTATTTAAAAAATAAGTTAAATAACATTATTAAATGGCGTCGTTGCGGATAATACACAATTTGATAAACAGCGCCCAGAATATACCCGCCACGCAGTATCACAACCACTGTTCTGGTATATATCGTAATGGAAAGAAGATGTGTATAGGTTATAATCACCTGCGTAATTGTTATAACGGTAGATGTGTCTGTTATAGCACGCACGCTGAAATGGATGTTATTAATAAAGCACTTAGAAATAAGATGGACCTTAATAATTGTACCATTGCTGTTTTAAGGATAGGTAAGGATGGTTCGCTGAGGAACTCTCGACCGTGTAATCATTGTTTGGAATCGATGAAGTTTTATCGTATTAAAAAAATAATGTATTCCACCGACGATGGTACCATAAAATCAGAACGTCCTGAAGATATGGAACACTTACATTTATCATCTGGGTGGAGTGCATTTGACAACCCTGAACGTTTAAAAAGTAAAAAAAAAATAAAATCTGACCTTAAAGCAGTAGTTTAATGAAAAAAAGAAGTTGGTTAGTTGATGACCCGACTTCCATAAAAAAAGGTACTTACCTGGTTGTTGGTTCAAAGATTGTATCAACAGAACCTGCACCAGCATAATTAAATACACTTGTTGAAAAGAGACTTGTATTGTTTCTTTTCTGGAAGTAATAAATGCGTAGCGTAAAATAAAAACTTGCGATGTCACCGGGAGTTCCCGTTGCAACCCGGACGATTGTTGCGTCAGGTGAAAACCAGCTAATGTCTATGGTATTGACCTTGTTAATCGGGGGGTTGTAGTATTGTACTGTATCAAACATTCTGGCACCGATATACAAGCTTATTATACCATTGGATGTCAAACTACCAGGTGTTATTGGTGTTGAATTGTCGGGTATCTGACAAAATATACTCGACTGTGTAACATTATTTTTTGTGGCATTTCCAGCTACCCTGAATGTGTTCTGGTTAAGCTGGGGTATACTAAGAATAAGAGTTTTGTTTACAACCAATGGGTTTATGGAACCATCAAAAACAACCGTCGCGGTTACCAGTTCCGCTTTGTATATTTGGTTTATATTGTCTAGTCCCAAATTAAAAGTCACAGTGGTCTTATCTGGGCTAAGTGTACCAAGATTTGAGCAAATAATGATGTCTTTTGATACAAGGTCATAGCTTGACTGGTCCGATGTTACGTTAAAACCTTTGGGTGGTCCGTTGGAATTATACATCTTTACTTTTTAATTTACTTTTATTTTTTATTTACGGAAATAACTTAAAAAGGTACAACTTTAACTCGTTAAAAATGAAAGTTTTACTTTTTATTACAGGACACTCACAACTTCATGAATACAATTATTTTAACAAGTTTTTACAACAAACCAGTTTAAAATGCGATATATTTATTTATTGTAATAACGCCAGTATAGCACCTCATATCGTAAAGTATTACCAGGAGTTTCCACAAACCAACAAACAACTTTTTATTACCACATTAAATAGCGGATATAGAACCGGTGGAATGGAAGCTATGAGTCGCGCCATTCAAATGGGAGTTTTCCATGGATACGATTACGTCATCCACCTTCATCCTGATGTTTTCCTGACTGAAAGTATTTATTTAAATAAAATTTTGTATACTAACTTGGAAAACGACACCGTCTTCTTTATGACCAGGTACTTTCCAGATGACCCCAACCACTTCTCCAGTGATTTCTTTATTTTTAAACCACGACTTCTTACCGTTAATATATTCTTTGCTGAACTTTATACCTACACCGATTCACCTGAACACTATCTCTACCACGTTATTAAAAAGTACAATGTTAAGCACCAAGTAGTTAAACGGTTCGACAACGACAACTGGTCCCCTCGGCGCATTGACGACCACTTAAAGTTATACCACGAACACGACCTTGAATTGGTTAAAGGTAAATTTATAGTTTATCTCACATTCATGGGAGGAGGACTGGGTGATAAATTGATGGACCTGATGGGATTGTGCGTTATGTGTAAGTACATTGATAAAATACCTGGTGTCGGGTTTAATCGTTACGTCAAGAACTATGTATGGGGTACTAACTTTTACGATACCAGTTTATTTAGTTTTGGAGGTGGGTTGGTATTGGACCCTGTCGATTACGAATACACCGTCACAAGCCCTAATGCAAGCATTTCACTAAGTCCCTACTTTATGTTTAACTACCTCAAGCAATTGGGTAATTTAACACTTCAAGATATATCGGAATCGTACCGTGGGCTAATTAAACCATCTCGACAAATTGTTGAAATGATTCCTGTTGAAACCCGCGGCGCGTATGGAATCCATTTGCGGAAAAGTGATAAAATTATAACAACCGCAAAAGTTAGTGACCTTAGAAACGAAAATAGTTTAGATGAGTTCTACATTATAATGAACGCCCTGATGAGCGACGTCAAAGATATCGTCTCAAAAGAACCCGGTGCCATATTTTTGGTGGTAAGCGAAGACACCTTGTGGAAATTTGAAATCATGGAAATGATTAGCAAGTTTGGCGACGTTAAATTTATCAAATTAAATTACACAACCAACCAGAACACCGACAGTGTTTTGGACCTTTTTGCCTTGTCGCAGTGTAAGGAAATCTTACAAGGTGTAAAGTACTCAACCTTTTCAATGACTGCTGCCATAATCGGAAATTGTAAATTACGGAATTACGCACATTTTGTAAGCGGTACAAATTTGGTAAATGCCTGGAACTCTGTGATTGAAATCAATGGTCAAAAGGCTTCAATTTTAACCGGTGACTGTATTTTAGGTTATTCCGGGTTTATAGTTAAAAATCGGAATCAGGAACCATGTGCCTGATTTTTTTGCCATTGATGATGGTGTTTACTTTCATTTTACTTTTGATTCCCCGTTTTCCTGTTGTACGCAACCCATGCATCCCTATTTGTTCAACCTGGTTCATTGTTAAACGACTGTCTTGTTGCTGGAATACCTTTGGGTTGTGCTTGTCTATATCTGGGCGGAGTTCCACCAGCTTGTTTGCTGTATTCTTAATTTTTAGGTCAATTATTTCGTCTACAGGCATTATTTCCCAACCTTTTTCCGTTAGCAACTGACCTGCCAAGGATTTGGTGTTTTCTATAAAAGCATTTACATTTTCCACTTTTTGTGTAATCTGGCCATCCAGGAATACAACCAAGTTACCTGCTATGAGAAAATGGTTCTCTTTTCCATGGAGCCTGTTTAGTTTCCTGAGCTCGTCAATTAATAATTCTATATTCAAATTTTCAGTATCTTCTTTTTTATGGATATTTAGTGTAATATTGATACTGTTATCAATGTTTGTTAAATTATTACTATTATTGTTATTATTATTTATAGTTATGTTATTACCATTACCATTACTATTACCTTGAGGTATTTTCTTTAATTTCTCAAGATAATTGTCACGTTCTTTGCAAATGTGTTTTGATACACATCTATATTCTTTTGTACAAAATCTACAAACAGGTGAGTTTAAATCAGGTGTTATACCCAGCTCTATTTCCACTTTTCTAGCAGGGTCATTTAGTAATTTACATGTTTTAGAGTGTCGGTTTCTGTTATAGGTATTAAAAAATACATTTAAGCACCATACACATTTTTTTTGATTTTGTTGTTCTTGTGGCTCTGTTTCAATTTGTATATTTTCACCCACACAAGGTGTAATTCGAGAAAGGTGTCTAATAAGCTCATAATTATTTCTTACGGATATGTTACACTTTGGGCAATTTTTCATTTCTATTAATATCTTTCTGATATATTTTCTTAAGTATTTTTTTCACACAATCAATTTCCATTTTTGATGCATAAATTTCCGTTTTTGATGCAAAATTTCCATTTCGGCGCTACAATTGTGTGATTTTTTTATAAAATGTATGTACTA